TCGATGATGTGGGAGGGTAACTATTCACCACGATTCTATAGGAGGGCTTAAAGATGGCTGTGTTTGCAGGCATTAGTGCAGCTGTTAGTATTGGTAGTGGTATTTTTGGAGCTAGCCAAGCATCTAAAGCTAATGCTGAGTCTGAGGCAGCTGCTAGAAAAGCACGCCGCAGAGCAAAGAAAATTGCAAAAGCTACCAACGAATACAACCTCCGTGTATTTGAAACAGACAAGCAGAACTACGCCAACACTAGGGCATATGAGTGGGAAACTGCTGTAAAGAATTGGCAGTATAACCAAAGTATTCAGGATTTTAACTACCTCCAAGCAGTTAAGCAATACGGTAAATCAGTTGAAAACACACGTGATCAGCTGACTTATAATAGTATTGCTGCTATGCAAGCGTATGAATCTGAACAGGCAGCTCTTAATGAGCTTCTTGCTGAAGACAGATTTAATAGGCAGGATATGTTAGTAGCTCAGCTTCAATCTGAAGGTAAATCATCTTTAGGACAAGCTGGGCGTTCTAGGACCAAAACTTTACAAGCCAGTATCGCAGATATGGGTAGGAATGCAGCAATCATGGATGCAAGTCTTTCCAGCTCCTTTGAACAGTCTCAACGTAATATGTTTGATATTTCTTTGAGTAAGTACGGTGCTGACATGCAAGCTAAGGCTTCTATGATGATTCAACCTGAACGTGCGCCTGATATCCCGATGCCTACACAAGCTCCTGAGCGTATTTGGATTGAACCTATGGAAGTATTCCCAGAAACTATTGGGGCACCTATTAAGCAAAGCCCTGTTACTCCCATTCTTTCAGGACTTACTTCTGGCCTTAATTCACTTGCTAGTATTGATTGGAATCCTAAAACAGGTAAAGGTTAATTATGGCACAAGTACAATATAGAAGGGCTGCGAAACCTTCTGGGTTCCAGCCTATTCAAGCTGGTGATCAAGCTATAGCCAGGATGCGAGAAGAAAGTTCTCGTATGGCTGAAACTATGCGTGCTGCTCGGGAAGCTGAAATTGGTGACAGGCAGAGAACCTTGTCTGCAATGGAGCGTGAACAAGAGTATACACGAAGAGCAGAGGAACGTAACTTTCAAATTCAAACTCAAAACGATCGTAATAAACTACGAGGTATTCAACTTGAGTCTGAAATTGCAGCTAAACAGTTTGCGGTTCAACAAGAAGAAACACAAGCAATTTTTAAAAATGTAGCTAATCTCAGCCTTACTGCTTCTAAAAAATTAACTGAAATAAGAGAGCAAAGGTTTGAGGAGGATCGCCTTAAAGCCTTTACAAACTTTGATCCTACAACTGATGCTGTAGTTCAACAGATCTTAGGTGAGGGTCAACTTGCTAAGCAAGAGGAGTTACGGCAAGGTGCTATTGATGAGGTAGCTGCGAATCCAGATACTCCTAAACTTCCAGTAGCTCAAGCACGTGCTTTGAGTAGTGGTGCTAGGTATGGTCTAGATCAAGCCAGGGCTAATTACCTTCTCACTGAGATCTACCCTCAACAGTTACAAAAGGCAAGGATTGAGAATCCAGAGCTTGCAGGTAATTCTGCAGCGATGGCAGCTTTTCTTGTTAACTTTGAACGTGAGTTTTATAAAAGGACAGGTCTTCTTAGTTATAAGCCTGAGATGATTCGAGACGGACTTACATCCGTTAAAAGTCTTCATCAAGGTATTCTAACTAAAGAGCAACGAGTAGAAGAGCGTAACTTGTATCAAAAGCAAGATGATGACGCTACTACCATCTTAACTCAAAACCCTACAGCATTCCTTCAGAATGTAATGTCCTCGTTCCGTACTTGGGCACGTAATCCCGAGAACGGATATGCTGGTGCATTGGAAAAGTTTGAAAACCTAGCAACTCTTCGTAAACCAAATGGGGAGTTTATGTTCTCTATGGAACAGCTAGCTCAAGCTAAACTTAAACCAGATGGACAAGGTTTTGCTCAAGATTGGCCAACACGCTTCTCTCGTATGCAGGAAGCCCGTCTCCGTAGTGATAACGCCTATCGTCAAGCACAGATGGCAGCTGATGATATAGGCTTTAAACAGCAAGAAGATGAGATTTTAGCTGGTCTTACTGCTGATCCTTCTAAAGCCAACGCTGATGCTGCTGTTGATTTCTTTAGGGACGCTTACGGTAAAGTACCTCAATCAATCCTTCAATTCCAAGCCAGCTATACAACTGAAGCAGTTAAAAAGGCAAAGAGTATTGAGCAGTTAGAAGCTATTCCTGATGGTTTCATTACTCAAGAAGCTGTAGATGCTATGGCAGGTTTGGATCCTGCTGCTGCACGACGTTTAAATGACCGCTTTGCTGCTCAAGAGCGTCGTTATAATCAAGGTATTTATAAGGACACCTCTGAGTCATTTAAAACAATTGCTAACGGTGCTACGGCTTTCGGTACTAACAAACCTAATACACCAGCTAGTATCTTCCTTCAAGGTAGGATGCAAGCAGTCTACCGTAAACGTGTAGACGAAGCTGTGGCTGGTGGTATGGACTTTAACCAAGCTGCTACTGCTATTGGACAACAACTTGCTGCTGAAGTTAAGGCTGGCTTGTTAGATCCTAACAGCGTTTGGTATCGTAAGGTATCAGGTCCTGGCGGTGCTGCTGAGTTCCCTAATCTTAATAAGGGTACAGCATCTGCTGCAGAGCAATCACGTCGTCGTTACTCTCAACTGAAGCAGAACATTAATACCAATGGAGTTGAAAAGGTTATCGACACTAAGAACTCTATTATTACTGAACAGGAAGCACCAGAGATTGTTAGAAATTATGGTAAGCCTGGTTTTGTTATCCCTCAAGATGTATTAGCGGTTGCGGGAATGACAAATGGGCTTGATCCGATGACAATCATTAATAGGCAGCTTGCTCAGCATGGTATTGCTCCGCTTCAACCGCCTCCGTCTCTTGATACAACTAATCAATTGGTTAGTCCTGCGTTCAAGAAACTACTGTATAAGAAGCCTACTGTAAACACATCTATCCGTGCATTAGGCAGTACAAACACATTTAATCCTACTGTTATCCCGAATAATCTTGGTGGTTTCATTCAAGAAGCGTCCCAAGCATCTGGTGTAAATCCTTCCTTTATTGCAGCTCTCGCTGAGATTGAAAGTACTTTTAATCCTAATAGTACTAGCTATAATGGATCTTCCTTTGGTGTGATGCAGATTAATAAAGCTGCTCACCCTAACTTCTTTGCAACGCAAAACTGGAGAGATCCTCGGGCTAATATTAATTACGGTGCTCAGTATTATGCTGGGCTTCTAAGAAAGTATAATGATCCTGTTGCAGCAGCAATGGCATATAATGCAGGTCCTGGTAACTATGATGCCTATCTAAGAGGTCAGCTTCCTGACGGTCGTGTAAAGACAGAGATGTTGAATCACGGTAAGAAGTTTGCCAAGGTAATGTATAAATACGGTGGTGGTGGTATGGCATTAAATAATCCTCACCTGATTCGTTCAGGTAACGGTAACATGAAGCTTACTGCTAGTGCTTCTAGCTATGTCGGTATGGATACAAGCGATGGTCCTGATGTAGGAAAGAACGCTTGTGTTTGGGCACTGAATAAGGTCATGAGAGCAGCAGGTATGAATGTGCCATGGGGTGACAGTTTGTATGTCCCCTTTGTCAAAGGAGTACTTGATAAAACTGCTAAGCGTGTACCTGGTCCTGTGCCTGGAGCTATTGCTGTTATGCAAGATAACCATCCAACTGAACCATACCCTCATATCGGTATTGTTGGAGCTGATGGTATGATCATTAGTAACAGCAGCTCACGTGCTCGTTTTGACTGGAGAGGTACGCCTCAAGAGTATGAGCAAAAGTATGGTAGACCTAATCTCTATTACGTGTTGAATTAATTATGGCATATGATCCTACAGAGATGTTTAGGGTCGATCCTGGCGAGATGGAACTCAGTGATGAGTTTCAAGCACAAATGGAACTTGAGCGGCAAGCTGAAGAGGCTCGTGCTGCTCAAGCCGCCATGGTATCGGCTACTCCCACGGGAGGACAACCTGGACAAGCTCAACCCGCTGCTCCTACGGGACAGCAACAGGAACAACAATTCCCTTGGCAACAGGGATTTGATTTAGGTGATGCTGCAAGGCAGATTGTACAAGGTGGTTTAAGTGTACCAGCTGGTATTGTTGACTTCGGTGTAGATCTACTTAATAAACTTCCAACCAAGGAAGTTCCTGGAATGGAAAACCCTTTCCGTCCTGGTGGTCAAATACGCAAATTACCAAAGTTTGAAACAGAGCATTTCCAAGCTATTCGGGAAATTGCTTCAGTGGTTGCACCAACAATTATGCTAGGTGCTGTAGGTAAGGCCGCTGGAGCGGCTGCTAACGCCCGTGTAGGCTGGTCTGTTGGCAACCTACCTGTTGTACGTTTTATGGGTGAGAGGGGCGTAGAAGCCCTAGCTGGTGTGGCTGTAGGAGCTGTTAGCAGTGAGTATACCGAAGATAACATCACAGGTACTTTGAAGAAGTCTTTCCCTAAGACATTTGACTTCATCCCTGATAGCATGGCTACACTTCCAGAGGATGATACAGATACCAAACGGATGAAGAACATCTATGAGGATCTAGGTCTAGGTTTTGTCACTGATCTGGCAGTTGGTGCTGTTAAGTTTGTAGGAGCTGTAGCAGGTACTGCTGGTGCTCTTCGTCGTTCTAATCAACTTGTTGGTGAAACTGCTGAAGCACGTCGGTGGCTTGGTGAGAACTCTCCTCCTCCTAAGTCAGCTGATCCTGAAGAGTCCGTTATTCGTTCTGCTATGAAGCAGGAAGAGGCACTGGATGAATTAGGTTATTACAACCTTTCTGAGAATCCTAATATGGATGTAGCTTTGAAAGGTATCCATGATGTGTTCGATTACGGTGAACTTGGTGTCCGTACTGTTGACGACTTTGGTGTAGTTGGAGCTGCTATTGACCAGGCTCGTATTGCTAAGAACCTAGATACTGTCTACGGTCGAATTGGTAATATGTTGTCTGAACCTGCTCTTAAATACGCTTTGAAAAGTGGTGAGAATGCTCAAGATATTGTCTTGGGTCTTGCTGATCAACTTCGTCAAGCAGGTCGTGTTGGAATGGAAGGTAATGGCTGGAAAGTTACATTTGATGATGTACTTGATACCAACGAGAACCTTGCTATCCAGTTGTTTGATCCTCGGATGAGTAAAGCAGAGATTCGTCAAATCATTGAACCTTACATCACTCGTGATGATAGCGGTAAAGAGATGTTGGCAGAAGGTGGCTTTGCTTTAGCTTCTAGAGCCCTTAGAGGCTTTGGACAAGAGTTGGGTAATATGGACGTGGCTCGTGCTCAAGCACTCCTTGCTGGTTCTCTTTCTGGACGTATCTCTGATCTTTCAGAAGGTGCTCGACTTATGGTAGGTACAGAAAGCGTTGAGACTGCTAAAGAGAAAGTCATTGATCTGATGCAGTATGTTACTCAACTTGCTGGATCTGCTAAGTATTACAAGAACCGTAAGGCTAACCTTATTCAACTTATTCAAAACGGCTTTAAGAATATTGAAGGTTATAACCAAGCTACTATTGAAGGAGCTGGTGATGTAGCTGAAAAGATCTTTGCTGACTCTCAACGGTTTGCTTCTACTCTGAGACAGATCTCTGAGAACCAACCTGAGTTGATGGATCAATTCTTGATGGCTTATGAAATCTCTGATGGTAATGTTGATACCATTATCAAGATGAATAAGAACATCTACGGTATGACGCTAGATCTTGGTAAGGCTATCATTAACCTTAACCCTGAGGTTGAGAATAAGCTTATATCAGGTGTATGGTCTACTGTATACAACTCAATGTTGTCTGCTTTTAAGACTCCTATTGAAGCTCTTGTTGGTAACTTCGGTGGTATTATCTCTCAACCTATTGCTCACTTTGCTGGAGCTGTGATGTCTACAGATCTGCAAGCTATTCAACGTGGTTGGATTGCTTATAGTTCTGTTGGAGAGACGTTGCAACGGGCTCTACCTTATGCAGGTAGCCTGTTTATGAAGGCATCAAAAGAGCCTAACTCTGTACGTGCTGGTACACGTATTGACCTTCTTCTGGCTAAAGAGCAAGAGCTAGACTTCCTTAAGAAAGCTGCACGCACTCAAGCTGCTCAAGGTAATCACGGTCTTCAATACCTGGTTAACCAGATTGAGATGCTGAATGACCTCTCACAAGACCCTGTACTTAGGTTTGGTCCTAATGCTATGACGGCATTGGATGGTTTTACTGGTGTCTTTAATGCGTCAGCTGAAGCACGTTTCCGTGCTATGGATGAGTTGATTGCCGCTGGTAAGCCTATTAGTAAGGAAAACGTCAAACCTATTGCTGATAGATATTACAGCAAGATGTTTGGTCCTGATGATATGCTGACTGATGATGCTGTTAAGTATGCCACAAGTGAAATGGCACTTAATTTGGATACACCAATCGCTCAAGCTATCACTGATATTGTCCAGCGTCTTCCTGGTATGCGTCCATTCCTTATGTTCCCCACTACAGGCATGAACCTGATTGATATTGGGGGTAAGTATAATCCTCTTTGGACGCCATTCCAACGGGATGTTAATGAACTAGCCTTTACCAAACTTGATGATCTTCTTGGTAATGAAGAGCGTATTGATGAACTGCTTCGAGCACGTAACATTGATATCGCTAACCTGGATACAATTGCTAAACAAAATAAGATTGCTGATCTTAAATACATTACTCGTGGACGTAAAGCGATTGGCGGTCTTGCTGTAAGTTCTGCTATTGGACTTGCTTTCCAAGATCGTATCCGTGGTGATGGTCTTTACGATAAAGAAGCTCAACGTGCTCGTGAGAAGCAAACTAACTGGAAAGCTCGTACCATTAAAGGTGTAGATGGTAAGTGGTATTCTTATGATTCTCTTGGACCTTTAGCTGATTGGATTGCTTTTGTAGCTAATGT